TTTTGCACATCTTGCCCATGTTGGGCTTGTGCTAATGGCGATATTGCTCTGATCTGAATAGCGCGACCATTTAATACTGGTAACTGAATATCGCCGCGTTTTTCCAATATGTATAAGGCTCTACGCATGTAAGGCTGAATAAACTCATAAAACACTCGCGCAAATCCAGCAGAAGTGCGATGAGCCAAATCAGCCATACGTTCTGATACTTCATAAGCTGTAGCTGGCGTTTTGTTTGGATCAGACAACATATCGTTATACATGGCGCGTTTAATGTTTAGACGCTGATCGCCTAACACTACGTCTTGCATATTAAAATTGCCTGTACTTCCTGTAATTGGCTCAAGCCCACGGCTTCCAATTTCTTTGGTAATTATAGTCCCAGGCAACAATGAAATGTTGTCAGCGTTTACAGTGCCTTCGTTGTCTGTTTGGTACATGCCAACAATAGACATTGCGGCATTTTCCAAAATCATTTCGACCATTAGGTTAGTGGTTCTAATTGCGCCCATTGCATTAAGTAGTGGGCCGCGCCCCCAAGTTTCTCCTGCTGCTGTAGACCAGCGAAACGCTATAAACGGATTAGCCCCTGCGCCTTCCATTTTACGAGATTGCAGTAATTCACTGTGGTTTTCGCATACGACTACACTGTAATAGCATTCTTTGTCTGTTTGGGTGTAATCGCGGTAAGTGTATTCAATAATATCCAGTTCTTTATCTGCGCTGTCAGATATGTCTGAATAGGTTTTCATCATATCTTCGCGTTTCATATCAGGATAGCGAACAGGCAAATGTTGGGCTTTGACTTTTTGGCAACGATAAACGCCACCAATCATATCGTCAGCGCCACGTTCAAGATAAACGTCTGTTATTGGTATGGCTCTGTGATGAAACGCGGAATCTCCCGTCCCTTCTTCAAACAAAAGAACGCCTGTAGAAATAGCCATATCGTGTAGGCTTTCTGCGGTTTCTTGAGCAAAATTAGAGTTCCAAATTTCCTCAAACACAAATTTATTAATTTCGTCTAAATCACGATCCACAGCTTTTTTATCTCTAGGATCAATCATTGAAGACGCATCAAGTTTTACAAACTCGGTAAACGGCGGCATTAGGCCAGCTTGCATTCTAGATACAAATTCAGACACAGCGTTTGCGCCAGTTTCGTCAAATATGTCTTCTGCTTTATCTACAGGATTGATCATATGAAAGCGCTTACGGGCTGGCATCGTTAGACGTAAAGCATCGTCGTATAGACCCTCTAGTCTTTGCCGTTCATGCTTTGCGTGATTGCGGCGTTCAACGATAGTTTTAACGTCCATATTTAATTATCCAGTTGCAAAGAAAGATCGGTTTGAAAATAACCCGCCACCACCAGCAAACTTACTGCTTGTATTCATAGCGCCTCTGCGTGACGCATATTCTTCATTTCTAGCTGATACGGCTGCTGAACTAGATTTTGCAGCTTCACTCGCTGCTACTTTTTTAGTTTCTGCTGACGCTTTTTCTGCGGCTGCTTGTTGGCGATTAGCTGTTTTTTTAGCTTGTTTTGTGGAATGAATTGTAGCACCAGCATTAGCTACGGTTGCTATTGCCATCATTTCCATACCAGTACACATAATTTAACCTCCAAAAAAGTTTCTGCCGCCAGCCAAGCCACCACCGCCTGTTGGTTGTGCTACTTTTCTAACTTGTTTTACGCTACTTGATCCTGTTCGCCTTGCAGATGAAGCCGCTGCGTAAACTGGGGTTTTTGAAACTACTTTTGCTGCTGGCGTTATGCCTGATTGGTCTGCAAGTTTTCTAGCAAGTTGCTCTAATGGCAATTTGCCTTTTCCACTAGCTTTTCTAAAGCCTGAACTTTGAGCCATCATAGTACGACCCATTGCAGTGCTTGCTTCATTTGTGCACACAACTTTGCTCCAAATAACTGTAGTTATCGGGACGCTTTGCTTATTAGGGCTTTAAGTCAAGCCTATCTGCCTCTGGAAAGAATAGACTGCCTGTTTTGCTGTCTTGCAGTCATAGAACTACCGCGATTAAACAGGTTTTGTTTTCTGTCTGCTTGAATAGATGGTTTGGCGTGGGGATTACGCCCAATGATTTTTTTGCCGTAGCCCATACGCAAAAACATATATTGTTCCGCATCGCTAATGTGGCTGTATATTGATTTCTTATCTATTTCTTCCCGATCTTTAAGGTAGGAATAGCCGCCTTTTTTGGCGTTTAGCAAATATGTGCAGTTTGGAGATATGTAATACGCTGGCCTTCCATCTATAAGTGTATTTAACTGAGTTTCTACAGCCCCTACACGAATAATAGGATCGTTAGACCAAGCTGGCTGCACATCTAGCCCCGCCGCTTTAAACACTTGGTATGGCGTAACGCTATCAGTAGTTGCTCGGTCCTCGCCACGCGGATCGCCCGTTATTACAATAGGGTATCCATGATAGTTTTCCTTAATATGATTGCTAAGAAGATCAGCAAATTGTTTGGCATTTGTATCTCTAGTTACCAGTTCGTCAAAAACCCGCACTTGGCCCCTTACATCCTGACCGAATGACGCCGCTGGGGTTAATCCAAAGTCCACACCTATATGAATAGGCAAGCCTTCTGTTGCGCCAAATTGCTCGTCGGCAGCGTGCATTTTCTCAGAAAAGCCCCGATATACAGGACGCCCAGCAAATATGCGCCCGATATTGTTTTGCAGCATGTTTCTAATCCAATCGCGGGTCTGTCCGTGAAGTAGATCAGTATAATAAGTTACATCTGTAAATTTAGCGTTTTCTCTGTCTGGGTTTAATTCATATCCAACCAGTTCACCGCTTGGCCCAAACTTATCTACCACCGCTGGCGGCTGGGTCATAAATGTCCAGTTTTCGGGCTTAATAAGCGTAAGCCTGTCATCTTCTGTCATCCAATCTGGTGCCTCTGCCTGACCAGACATAATAGCCCACCAGTGTTCTTCGTGAGGCGCGTTTGTGTCCATAATCACACAAGAACGTGTTGGACCCCCTTCAATCATGCGGGGGTATCGCTTTACTCTAGAAATTGCGGCAGTTACGATTTCACGGCTAAGTTCACGCGCCTCGTTTAACCATATAGCAGTAAACTCAAACGACAGCAATTTACGCACGTCTTCATCACGATCTAAAGCCAAGAACCAAACCTCAGCTTCAAGATCAATTTCTGGTATGCGAATATCCTGGCGAAACGGCGCTCTCCACCGTACTTTGCCAAAATCATTTTCGGGAAGCCAATCCAACCACGTTTTCATAGTTGTTGTTTCTAATTGTGGCGTAGTATTGCGAATTACGCCCAATCTAAACTTGCGTGGCCCAGTTTTCTCGCCTGTTTTTAGGTTAATGCTGCGCTCTTGTCCCAGCATTAACCTTAAACACTCAATTACACAGCACACGGACTTGCCAGAGCCAATTGGCCCCTGCAATCCGCGCACAAATGACGGATCAGACATAAATTTAACGATAGTCTGCCCGTCTGGTGTGTAATTTACGTCAACCAAGCCATTGCTCCCATTATTGCTACTACAGCGTTCACAGCCAGAACGCCTTGAAGCACCTTTAGCCTAGCCTTGTGCTTTTTTTGCAGGCTTTGCAGCTTTTTTTTGTAGTAGACTTCTTCTGCGCTGACAGAAATTACGGCGCGTTTTCTTAATTCACTTAAAGATCGGTGAATAAAGCGCACGTCTTCGGCATCTAGTTCAAAACCAGCTTTAAAATGGCTGGCTACCTCAATTCTTTCTGAAAGAGTTAAGGATTTGTCAGTTACGTCAATCATGGCAGTGATCTTCCTGTAAGTTGAAACAAATAATAGGTATGTTTCAAATTACTGGTGGGCCCGTTGGCGCGTCCTGCCAGCTACTTGCAGACACAAATAATCCACCACACGTTTCTTTATCAGATGTGCAGGCAATCATTTGTTCCATTTGTTGATTTGCCTTTGAGCCAGAGCGCTTGCCACACAAGGTATAAACCACGTTTCGTTTTTCAGTCGGAAAAGGCGATGTAAACTTTTTCATCTCAAACCTGATCTCGTTGCTCTAAGCCTGTTGCGCTGCAATTCCTTTTTCTGCGCGTCTGTCAACATAGCCATTAATTTTCTAGGCGCACCGCGAGTAACCTTAACCTCATGTCCAGATGCACGTACACACCAAAAACCATCTAGATCAAAAAACCCACCGCCCACTTTAAACAGGCACCCATTAGGCAATCTTTCCGTTTTTGCGGAACTTTTAATGCCCTGCTTTCTAGTCTCAATATTTTCTTCGTATTTTACACGACTAACTAACTGACGATCACCGCGCATAGACATAGCAGGAGGCAGAGATACCTCGCGCTTTTGCTGGGGAACGGAAACGGTCTTGTTAGAAAAGAATGTCATTCAGCCATTTCCGCACCTAA